CCACCTTCGGTCTTCTAAAACGCTATACCTCCGGCGCGCAAAGCTGGACCCGTGCTATTGCCAAACCAGTATCTGGCAGCGTCCGCGTCGCCCTGAACGGGGTCGAACAGATGACCGGCTGGAGCGTCGACACCACCACTGGCAGCGTCACGTTCGCCGCAGCACCGGGCGCAGGCGTCGCGATCACTGCGGGCTTCGAATTCGATGTGCCCGTCCGCTTCGACACCGACATGCTCGACGTCACCCTCGACCTCGAGCGTCTCGGGTCGATCACATCCATTCCCCTGCTGGAGATCCGGCGATGAACGAAGAATCCGGCTTTGTCGCCGCGGTCCTGCGCGATTTGGCAACCTCCACCGCTGTCATTCTGGCGGCTTGGGGCGCGCTTGGCGGAGCAACAAACGCCCTGACCACACGAATGCGTCTGCGCGATGCACTGCGTCACATCCTGCTGGGCGGGCTGATCGCAGCCGGGATGGGCAGCCTGTCGATGGCGATCATAACAGGCTGGCTTGGCCTGCCGCTCGAGGCGATCCCGGCCGGAGGTGCGGCAGGCTCGGCCGCCTATCTGGTCGGCGTCTTCGGTCCTGCCTTCATCGAGGTTGTCCTCGCCCGACTGCGCAGCGGCAAGGGGGGCAATCCCGATGCATGAACTTCTCCGTCTCGCGCGCGCCATCCGCTGCGATGTGGCCGATCCGGGCCAAGCCTTCAGCCATCGCCTGCGCATCGGCCTGCTGGTCGCCGCGCTGATCCTGATCCTTTCCTCCATCTTCGGGTGATCCCATGCACATGACAGACCGGGGGCTACTGGCCCTCGTCCGGCACGAAGGACTCGTGCCCGGACCTTACCTCGATGTGAAGAACATCTGGACCTTCGGCATCGGCCACACTGCTGCCGCCGGTCCCCCCGATCCGGCACGGATGCAACGCGGCATGCCAGTCGATCTCGACGCCGGGATCCGCGAGGCGTTCCGGCTCTTCTGCACCGACATCGTGGCCTACGAGGCCGAGGTGCTGCGTGCGGTGAAGGTGCCGCTGCAGCCGCACGAGTTCGATGCGCTGGTCAGTTTTCACTACAACACCGGCGGCATCGCTAAGGCCTCGCTAACCCGGCACGTGAACGCAGGCAACCGAGCCGCCGCTGCACAGGGGTTCATGGGCTGGCTCCGCCCCGCTGCGATCCGCACGCGGCGCGAGGCCGAGCGCAATCTGTTCCGCGATGGCCGCTATCCGACCGGGACGATCCCGGTCTGGGCGGTGGATCGCAACGGACGGGTGGATTTCTCGCGACCGGTCCGGCGACTGACCGAAGCCCAAGCGCTGGCATTGCTGCGCCCGATGAACACGCCGGTGCTGCCGACCGTGCCACTGCCGGTACCAATCCAACCGCCTGCCGCCCAGTCGTGGTGGCAGCGGCTGATGGAAATTCTCACAGGAAAGGCAACATCATGAACTGGAACCTCGCACGCGGGCTGGTCTATCTGGCCTGTCTTGCCGCATCCGGGCTGGCCATGGCCGGGCTTGCGGATTTCGACCTTCTGACCGGCAGTTTCGATCTGCGGCCCTTCAATCTCTACGCCCTGACCGGCACAGCCGGAGGCGTGGTTTCCTCGGCGTTGGCCTCGGTCGCCCTGTGGCGGGGCTGGGGTCGGAAATGAAGTCCCTCCCACCCGCACTTCAGGCGCATCTCGACGAGGGCACGACGACGCTGGCCTGGTGCTGGCGGATCGTGCGGGCCGATGGGGTGACACTTGGCTTCACGGATCATGATCGCACCCTTACGTTCGACGGCACCGATTTCGAGCCGGGGAGCGGCTTTGCGGCGTCCGAGGTACGCTCGGGATCGGACCTCTCCGTCGATGCGCAGGACGCCCAAGGCGTGCTGACCTCCGACCGGATCAGCGAGACAGACATCCTCGACGGTCGCTGGGACAATGCCGCCGTCGAAGTCTGGCGGGTGAACTGGGCCAACAGCGGCCAACGGCTGCTGATGCGGCGCGGGGCCATTGGCCAGATCCGGCGCGGGCGGCTGGCCTTCGTGGCCGAGGTGCGATCCCTGGCCCACGTGCTCGGCCAAACGGTCGGGCGGACGTTTCAGGCGACATGCGATGCCGCCCTTGGTGATGTGCGTTGCGGGGTCGATCTCGATGCCCCAGCGTTCAAGGGCACCGGTGCGATCATCGACCTGTTGCGCGACCGCGCCTTTACAGCCTCTGTGCTTGCCGGTTTCACCACCGGCTGGTTCACCTTCGGCATCCTCGACTGGATCAGTGGCGCCAATGCCGGGCGGCGGACGGAGGTGCTGGCGCATGACCTCGTCGACGGCGTCGCGATCCTGACCCTGCTGGAAGCCCCGGTGCGTGCCATCGCCGGGTCGGACACCTTCACGATCCGCGCCGGGTGCGACAAGCGCATCGCGACGTGCGGCGCGAAGTTCGCCAATGTCGCCAACTTCCGGGGGTTTCCCAACATACCGGGCCAGGATGCGGTCCTTAGGTACGCTACCAAGGATGGCGGGCACGAAGGGGCGGTGCTGTGACAGCGGCCGATCCCGACATGGTCATCGCCGCCGCTCGGTCTTGGCTCGGTACGCCCTACCACGATCAGGCGAGCCTGCGCGGGGTCGGCTGTGATTGCCTCGGCCTCGCGCGCGGTGTCTGGCGCGAGGTGGTGGGCCCCGAACCCTTCCCGATCCCGCCCTACAGTCGGGACTGGGGCGAGAGCGGTCCGCGCGAGGTGCTGGCCGAGGGCGCACGTCGCATGATGCCGGAAATCGCACCCGCCGATGCCCCACCCGGTGCGCTGATCCTGTTTCGCATAGATAGGCGCGCCATCGCCAAGCATGTCGGCATCCTCACCAGCCCCGACACCTTCCTGCACGCCTACGAGCGGCTCGGCGTGATCGAGGAGCCGCTGACCCCAACGTGGCGACGCCGCATCGCCTGTGCTTTCCTTTTTCCCCAACGCTGAGAGAACTCCATGGCCACGCTTGTCCTCGGCGCTGTCGGCACTGCTATTGGCGGGGCCTTTGGCGGCGCGATCCTCGGCTTTTCCGGCGCGGCCATCGGTGGCTTCATCGGCTCGACCGTGGGCTCGGTGGTCGACAGCTGGATCGTGTCGTCGCTGGCCCCGGTCCAGCGGATCGAAGGGGCGCGGCTCGACACGCTGCGCATCACCTCGGCCACTGAAGGGGCGGTGATCCCGCGCCTTTACGGCCGGATGCGCATCGGCGGCAACATTATCTGGGCCACCGATTTCCGCGAGGAGACGAAGACCACCACGCAAGGCGGCGGCAAGGGCGGCGGGGGCGGCAAGGTCAAGACCACCGAGTATCTCTACTATGCGTCCTTCGCCGTGGCGTTGTGCGAAGGCCCGATCACCGGCATTGGCCGCGTCTGGGCCGATGGCAAGGCGATGGACATGACCGGCGTGACCTGGCGCTGGTATCCCGGCAACGAGGTGCAGGCTCCCGATCCGTTCATCGCCGCCAAGATGGGCGCGGCCAACACGCCCGCCTATCGCGGCACGGCCTACGTCGTGTTCGAGGATCTGGCGCTGGCCACTTTCGGCAACCGCCTGCCGCAACTGTCGTTCGAGGTGTTCCGCCCGCTGGCCGATCCCGACACCGCCGAGGGCCTGACCCGTGCCGTCACCCTGATCCCGGCCTCGGGCGAGTTCACCTATGCCACCGATGCGATCCGCAAGGGCAGCGGCGGGGCGACGGTGGCGGAAAACCTGAACGCGCTGCCGGATCAGCCCGACATCGTGGTGGCACTGGACAGGCTGCAGGCCATGGCCCCGGCGGTCGAAAGCGTCAGCCTCGTCGTGGCATGGTTCGGCAATGACCTGCGTGCAGGCTTCTGCAAGGTGAAGCCGGGTGTCGAGGTTGCCTCCAAGGCCACCACGCCAGCCAATTGGTCAGTGAACGGCGTCAGCCGGGCCAGTGCCCATCTGGTCAGCCGTGATGCCGAGGATCGGCCGGTCTATGGCGGCACGCCTGCGGATTTCGCGGTGGTGCAGGCGATTCAAGAGATGAAGGCGCGCGGGCTGCGCGTCACCTTCTATCCCTTCCTGCTGATGGACGTGCCGCCCGGAAACACGCTGCCGAACCCCTACAGCGCCAATGCGGCAACGCCGGGCCAGCCTGCCTTCCCGTGGCGGGGGCGGATCACCTGTTCTCCGGCGGCGGGCTTTGTCGGATCGGTGGACAAGACCGGCACGGCTGCAACGCAAGTGTCCGCGCTGTTCGGGACGGCGACGCCCGGCAGTTTCAACGTGTCGGGGGAGACCGTCAACTTCACCGGCTCGCCTTCCGACTGGGGCCTGCGTCGCATGGTGCTGCACTACGCGCACCTCTGTGCGGCAGCAGGCGGGGTCGATGCGTTCCTGATTGGCACCGAGATGCCGGGGCTGACCACCATCCGGTCCGGGGCCAGCACCTATCCGGCGGTCACCGCCTTCAAGACCCTCGCGGCCGATGTGAGCAGCATCCTCGGCGCTGGCACCAAGATCGGCTATGCGGCCGACTGGTCGGAATACTTCGGCCATCATCCGCAGGACGGCAGTGGCGATGTCCATTTCCACCTCGATCCGCTCTGGTCGGATGCCAACATCGACTTCGTCGGCATCGACAACTATCTGCCGCTGTCGGATTGGCGCGACGGCTTCGACCATGCCGATGCGATTGAAGGTTGGCCCGCGATCTACGACCGCGCCTATCTGCAGGCGAATATCGCGGGCGGCGAAGGCTTCGACTGGTTCTATGCCAGCCCAGCTGACCGGTCCGCGCAGATCCGGACAGCGATCACCGATGGCGTGGCGGGTAAGCCGTGGGTGTTCCGCCCCAAGGATATCCACGCTTGGTGGCAGAGCCAGCATTACAACCGGCCGGTCGGGGTAGAGAGCGGTGCGCCGACGTCATGGGTGCCGCAATCCAAACCCATCCGCTTCACCGAACTGGGTTGCCCCGCCATCGACCGGGGCACCAACCAGCCCAATGTCTTCTTCGACCCGAAGTCCTCCGAGAGCTTCACGCCCTATTTCTCGCGCGGCTGGCGGGACGATGCGATCCAGCGCGCTTATCTGGAGGCGAGCTACCTGCATTGGGGCGACCCGGCGAACAACCCGCTGTCGTCTGTCTATGGCGGCCGCATGGTGCATGTGCCGGAATGCGCCGCCTGGACCTGGGACGCGCGACCCTATCCGTTCTTCCCCGAACTGACCGATGTCTGGACCGATGGTCCCAACTGGCGGCTGGGACACTGGCTGACCGGGCGGCTGGGAGCGGTGTCGCTGGCGGCGCTCGTCCGCCACCTTTGCCTGCGCGCCGGGATGCTTGAACACCTGATCGACGTGTCCGGCCTCTGGGGGGCCGTCGAAGGTTATGCCATCGCAGCACTTGAAGCGCCCAGATCCTCGATCAGCACGCTGGCCCGGCATTTCGGCTTCGATGCCATCGAGACCGAAGGCATGATCCGCTTTGTCATGCGCGGGCGGGCGTCCGTTGTGAGCTTGGCGCATGACGACCTCGTGGCATCCCGCGAAGGCGAGGCGCTGGAACTGGTCCGCGCGCAGGAAACCGAACTGCCGCAGGCGCTGAAGTGGCAGGTGGCCCGCGCCGATGAGGACTATGATGCGGCGCTTGTCGAGGCCCGTCGCATCACCGTCGACACCACCCGCATCGCCTCGGAAAGCTTCCCGATGGCAATCCCGCCCGAGGAGGCCGAACGCCGCTGCCGCCGCGCGCTGATGGAAGCCTGGATCGGCCGCGAAAGCGCCACCTTCCGCCTGCCGCCCTCGAGGTTGGCGCTGGACCCAGCTGACGTGATCCGACTGCTCCATGACGGCCGCGAGATCGAGTTGCGGCTGGTGTCCATCGCTGATTCCGATGGCCGGGGCATCGAGGCTGTCCGTCAGGATCGCGCCGCCTATGACCTGCCACCCGGCGATCCGCGCCCGGCCTCGTTGACCCGCTCCGTGGTCTTCGGCGCGCCGGATGTGGTCCTTCTCGACCTTCCGCAGCTTTCGGAGGATCAGCCCGCGCACCGGCCGATGGTCGCGGCCCATGCGGTTCCCTGGCCGGGCGAGATGGCGGTGTTCCGCGGCCCATCTACCGATGGGTTCGCCTTGCTGACCACCTTCGGCAGTCGCGCCCGGATCGGCACGCTGGTGTCGGATTTCCACGCGGGTCCAACCTCGCGCTTCGATCTCGGCAATGCGCTGGTCGTCGATCTTGCCTCAGGCATGCTGGAAAGCGTCACCGACCTGACGCTGTTCGGCGGTGCCAATGCGCTGGCCGTGGAATCCGTGCCGGGTATCTGGGAGATCGTTCAAGCGGGTGCGGCTGAACTGATCGGACCGGGCCGCTACCGCCTTACCCGCCTTCTGCGGGGCCAGCGTGGCACCGAGGCCGCGATGGGCAATCCCACCCCGGCCGGGGCACGGGTGGTGGTGCTGGACTCTGCCCTGGCCCCGCTGCCCATCGCCGAGGCCGACCTCGGTCTGCCGTGGAACTGGCGCATTGGCCCGGCGGCACGGGCGGTCAGTGACGCCAGCTACGCCGCGATGGCCTTCACGCCAGCCGGTCGCGGCCTCGTGCCCTTCGCCGCGGTCCATGTCGCGCAACCATGGCGGACAGCCCGCAGCCCAGGCGATCTGACCATCCGCTGGACGCGGCGATCCCGCGGGCTGGTGGCCGATGCCTGGGAACAGGTCGAGGTGCCGATAGCCGAAGAGGTGGAAAGCTATGACGTCCAGATCCTCGACGGGGCTGTCGTCAAGCGCACGCTGACCAGCACCACGACCTCCGTCCTCTACACCGCCGCCCAGCAGACCGCCGATTGGAGCGCACCGTTGGCCCCCGGTCAGACACTGGCCATCCGCATCTACCAACTCTCGAACCGCCTCGGTCGCGGCGATCCCGCTGCCGTCACCCTCCAATTCTGAAGGCCCCACATGTCCGACACCTCCACCCATCTCGGTCTGCCGTATCTCCTGGCGGCCCAAGCCCAGAAGCATGTCACCCACAACGAGGCGCTGCGCCTGCTCGACGCCATGGTGCAGCTTTCAGTCCTCGACCGCACGCGCACCGCGCCGCCCGCGAGCCCCGCCGATGGCGACCGCCACCTCGTGGCATCTGGTGCGACGGGGCTTTGGGCAGGGTGGGATCTGAACGTCGCCTTCTGGGTCGATGGCTCCTGGCTGCGCCTTGTGCCGCGCCAAGGCTGGCTGGTCTGGATCGCAGCCGAGCAGGCCTTCGTGGTCTGGGATGGCAGCGCCTGGGATTCGGTCGGTGTGCCGCAGGATGTCTCGGACGCGATCTTCAGCCTCGTCAACGATGCCGATCCGACCAAGAAGGCGCTGTTTTCGCTGTCGGGCATCACGACCAGTACGACTCGCACCTTCACGCTGCCGAATACCTCGTCGGAACTGGCGATCCTCGCGGGCACTCAGACCTTCACCGGCAACAAGACCTTCTCTGGCACGCTGACGGCTTCGGGCACGGTCACGGTGTCGGCGGCCTCGGCCAGCATCGGCACGGCGACGACGACCGCCACCTACGGGATTGGCACTGGTGCGACGACCACCGGCGTAACGAAGACCGTGAACCTCGGCACCGGTGGCGCATCCGGATCGACAACGGTCGTCAACATCGGCTCGGCCACGGCAGGGGCCGGGGGCACCACGGTCTTGAACACGCCCACGGTGACCTTCGCCAATGCAGTCACGCAGGTCGGCATGCCCCAAGCCAATCTGACAGCGCAACTGCTCGGACTCGGTGGGGCGACGGCGGACAGTTACAATCGCCTGTCGATGAACACCCCTGCCGTGCTGATCAACAACGCCGGGGCCGGGATCGAGGCCACCGTCAACAAGGCGGCGGCCGGGAACGACGCAGCCTTCGCCTTCAAGACTGGGTTCTCAGTACGGGCGCTGATCGGTCTCTTGGGCAACGACGACTTCAGCTTCAAGGTCAGCCCGGATGGCTCCGCCTTTTTCGATGCGCTGAAGATCGACCGCACCAACGGCCAGGTCGAACTGCCGCAGCCCACCATCATGCCGGGGCTCAGCGCCGCCCCGAGCGCGCCACCCTCCGGCAAAGCGGCCGTCTATGCCCGCAACCGGGCTGGAGCCCCATGGATCGACGTCATGCGCCCCTCTGGCCGCGACTTCCCGCTGCAACCGCATTTCGGGGTCAACCGGATCGCCAACTGGTCGCCCTCGGTCACAACAACGATCACCACTGAAGGCTTGCCGATCACCTCGGTCGGGACCGTGTCCACACCCAGTTTGGCCGCGACCAACCTTGCCGCCAGCATGCGCCGCTGGCGGCTGACCTCGGCGGCCGTGGTGGACTCGGTCGCCGACCAGCGTTCCGCAGGGTGGGCCTGTTGGCGCGGCAACGCGTCAGGTCTGGGCGGCTGGACCTTCGTGACGCGGATTTCGCTGACGACGCTCCAGGCGACCGGCATGGGGTTCTTCGGCCTCTATGGATCGACAGCCGCGCTGGCCACCACCCTTACGCTGGCCGCCGCCATCAACTGCATCGGCATCGGTTTCCAGCGCGGCACCCACACCCGCTGGCAGCTGGTCGCTAACGACGGCAGTGGCGCACCGACCCTGACGGACATGGGGGCGTCATTCACCATCGCGACCGGTGGGGCGATGACGCTGTTCATCGCGGCACCGCCGAACGGCAGTTCAGTCTGGGTCAGGGTGGTCGATGAGGTATCAGGCGCGGTGTTCGAGCAGGAGATCAGCGCTGATCTGCCTGCCAGCACCCAGTTCTTGTCGCCTAGGCTATTCATGAACAATGGTGCCACGGCAGCAGCGGTCGCCTTTGACTGCTCGGGGGTCT